CCAGAAGCAATCATGTTGAAGACCGTTATGAAGGATCGTTACGATTTAGCGTAAGCTAAATAGTAATACCCGGTTTACTCTTTTACGTTATAAAAGAGCGTCCCTTGAACGATAGGAGAGGGGGTACACTAGAACTTGACCTTACGGTCCCGCTTACATGGGATACCGAAAACAATCTAGGGTGAGGTATAACACCTATCCAGAAGAATAAATGTTATGGACGTAGTAACTGACCAGTCTAGGGCTCATGTGGTGTGAGTAGCTAGACATTTTATATAAGTATACTGTGTCAGTACCCTGCCCGATAAGACAGGCTCTACTAAGCGAAAGAGATATTGTGTGCTTATATAAACACCCTAGATAAACCCTCGCATATACGGATGAGTTTTTACTAACAACTCCATGTTCTTTATATATTAATACTTTTTAGCGCACCTAGGGTGTTACTTTCTGCGCTTGACAATAATCCCCAAATCATATATAATACTCTAATGAAGGAGAAAAACATGCCGTGGATTCAAAATGTAGCACTGAGTGATATCGTAAAAGGTAAACACTATGATCCAGGTATCAACAATGTGTTGATTCAGATTGTTGATTGTGGTATGGAATTCCCTAAACCCAAATACAAATTCAATAATGTTCATCAATTTGAATTCTTAGATTTAGAAAAAGAGGATGAATGTATTGAACCTGAAATGAAAATAACCGATGAACAAGCCAAGAGTTTGGTTATCATACTAAAGCAAGCATTGCTTAATCGTAGTAATGTAATTGTGCATTGTATCGCAGGTGTATGTCGTTCAGGTGCAGTAACAGAGGTTGGGATAATGATGGGCTTTGATGATACAGAAGATTATCGTAGTCCAAACTTGTTAGTGAAACATAAAATGATGAGTGTGTTAGGATTGACGTATGATGAGAATGAACCTCATACTATCAATGGCGTGACATTAGACAGTGGATTGATTATACCTAAAAAATATAAAGGTGATGTATAATGGAAGTTATGTTAAGAGACCAGATTGAAGTAGCAGACGAACTTTACACAGGTAAAGTAGTTGTTGCCGGTGCAGTTGCGGTGTTGTACTCACCTGGATTTGGTGCTGGATGGTACAGTTGGAATCGTCAATATCCTGAACTAGTTTTTGATCCAGCAATAGTTCACATGGTAACAGCAGGAAAATTTGAAGAACTTGAAACTTTTATGGTATTGAAATACCCTGATGTATATCTAGGTGGCTTAAAAGATTTAGAAGTTGAATGGGTTAAAGAAGGTAGAATGTTTAGAATAGCAGAATATGATGGTAATGAATCAATAGAATATAAAGACCAAGATGAATCATGGATGTTAGCATAAAGGAAATGAATGTATAAAATAGAAGAAAAAGAATTTTCAACACTTGATTTGGCAATGGCACATGCTAAGGCATTGAATGTGTTCGTAACCATCAAGGGAGACGAGTTTGAAGTTTGCGGTGTGTTTGGTGTAGATAGTGTCAGTGATGGTAAGTGCCCAGACGGTGTTGCTTACGATTGGAACAAGGCTAGCCGTATTGGTCGAGTAAAGAAAGAACGAGTTTAAGGAGTTATTATGCCATCAGTATTTTTAGTCAGTGACACACATTTTGGTCATGCCGGAGTGTGTAGATTCACGGAAAGTGACGGAGTGACGAAGATTCGCCCATGGACTGATCCAGATGAAATGGATGAGGCTATGGTCAAGATGTGGAACGAGACTGTCAAGCCTAACGATAAAGTTTATCACTTGGGTGATGTTGTTATCAATCGTAAGGCAATGAAGACCTTGCATCGTTTGAACGGTGATAAGGTATTGATTCGTGGCAACCATGACATTTTCCGTGATGAGGAATATCGTGAACACTTCCGTGAATTACGTGCCTATCATGTTATGAACGGTATGATATTGAGTCATATCCCAGTACATGAAGAAAGTTTGGGTCGTTTTGGCGTCAACATTCATGGTCACTTGCACACTAATCGTGTTAAAAAGCCCCGTGGATATGATGTTAAGACCGGCACTATGTTGTACAGTGATGAAGTTGATGTCCGATATCATTGCGTATGCGTAGAACAAACAGACTTTAAACCTATATTGTTTGAAGATGTTATCAAACGCATAAAAGATGAAGGCGGAGAAGTTGGATTCAAATCAGGAAATGGTCCTACAATGTAAATAGACCCTTCGGGGTCTATTTTTTTGGCTATACAGGTTGTCCATGTTGCTGTGAATTGTGACGGTTTCGTGATATACTAAATATTCTATGCGAAACATTTTAATCATATTATTATTTCTGCCACTATTCTCATTTGCTGAGGCAAACACTGTAGTGTACAACGTAACACATGATAGAGTTATCTCAGGCTCTCTCAGTGAAAAAGAAGTTAGTATTGCTAGTATAAGCAAACTAATGACTATATACACGGTCATGAAATCAAATCAAGACCTTAACGAAAAACTAACTGTCATAAGTAATAAAATCAATCACACTAAACTAAGGAAGGGCATGATTCTGACAAGACAAGAACTAGTTAACATGTCATTAGTAAGCAGTGATAATTTAGCCGCAGTTACTTTATCGCAAAATTATCCCGGTGGACAACCACATTTTATTCGTCAAATGAATACTCATTCAAAAGAACTTGGAATGATGCATACCGGATTTGTCGAACCCACTGGATTGAGTGCTATGAATTACAGTACTGTTAATGATATTGTAATGCTAGTTAAAGCAGTTAGTAATTTTCCTATTGTACAACAAGCCGCACAAACACAAAGAGTGGTTACTAAATCAGCGGTACCTAATAAATCTAAAAAGAGTAAAAAATCTAAAAAGCGAATCAAACAACCAAGGAACAAATCAATTATTAGTAATCCAACTAGTCATTATTTTGGAAAAGAAGGAATAGTTACGATAAAGACAGGGTTTACAAATGCGGCAGGATTCTGTATCACAATGCTTGTAAGTACAAATAACCAATTATATAATATCACAGTATTAGGTGCTAGAACTAAACAAGAACGTGAGAAGATAGTTAAAAAGGCAATGGACAAAATTCATAATGCATAATGGAAGTTAAGTTTTACTATAAAAATAATAACTATGAAAAAGATAACGAGGCTTTATTGACCTCGTTAGCCATTGCAGTATCTCAAATCATAGAGTTGCCGGACACTGTAGAGGTATGCTTGTGCCCCTTAGAGGAGAATGTCTATGGTGGTATTGATATCAACCGAGTCAATCGTATTGGATTGAACATCAACCTATCACTAGAATCACAACTAAAAATTCTTGTACATGAACTGATACATGTTAGTCAAAAGTATCTTGGTCTATTGAAAATCAAACCTAGTGGATTGTGCTATTGGCAAGGAATACCCTATTCAAGCAAACCCCCTGACGAAATGACACATGAAGAATACACCAACCTACCATGGGAGTTGGATGTACAACATCGTCAGTCAAAAGTATTACAACAGGCTTTGGATATCCTTACAACAACAAGTTGACAATAAATCAAATTGGGTATACAATAGCATCTTAAACATTTGAAAGGGCCTATTATGTCTTACAACATTGATGAGTTTGTGAACACTAACAAAGCATTTGTGACTTTTGAGGACCAGTCTGATGAAGAACTGTGTCAATCTAATTTTGAGAAACTTGTTAACTTTGATAAAGTTAATACTCAAGCATTCCCTGTGCTTGTTTATGAAATGAATACTAAAGCAGTAGCTTGGTATGACATTGAAATGTTTGCTGGGTTTGTAAAGTAAACTGAAAGTAGTATACTCAATAGTTGACAATAAATCACATTGGGTATATAATACTTACATGAACTCGAAAATCAACCGCAAACGTAGAACAGACCGCAATCAAGTCATCTACTACATTCAAGACACTGTAACACTTGAGTATTACATTGGTCTGACTGCTGTTTCATTCAAGGGTAATGTATTTCGCACATTACGCCGTCGTATGCAAAAGCATATGCAACGTGCCTTGACTGAGAACAAAGATTGGGGTTTGTCACGTGCCTTGCGTGAACAAGGTGCAGAAAGTTTTGTATTTGGTGTCGTGGAGATTGTGAGAGGCAAGCGTCCTGCTCATGCCCGCGAGACTGAATTGATTAACACATTGCAACCAGCATTGAACACATTTGGAGTAAAATAATGGACATGATGATTAAATCAACGTCATACGGAGAAGTCGGTATTGACACCGAAGCTAGTCCTGGCAACGGTTCTTACTATGTTAAAATGTACGATGGTTCCTATGATGTTGTGGGTTTTGATACACTAGAGGAAGCATGGTCTGAGTTAGAGTTTGTGGCCTGCGGTATCGTTGATGCGGAGTTTGAAGAATGAATAAACCACTTGATGACTTTGATGACATGCCGGAAATGACCGATGAAATAATGAATGAGTTTAAGGCAATAAAACCTGTTGATTTGCATTTAGGTACAGCAGAAGTTAAAAAGGTTGACCAAAATTCTTGGTTAAAAGAATTTGGACCTAAGCCCCCTGGACCCGAAATCATTGCACTGGATGCATTGATTGTTATTATGTCTTGTGCAACAGTTTGGTTTATTATCAATGCCTGGATATTTGTTTTTAGCTGAAGGAATTAAAAATGATGCAAGATTTTTATTTTGAAAAGACACGTAATATCGTTGATGATGACTGGCCTGAAAGTTTTTCTTTAGACGACCTTGCCAAAGCATTGAATGTGGAACGGGTGAGTTATAGGATCTACTATAGCAAGGACAATCTTACTTGCCGACTGTTTGTGTTTCGTGCTCACTGTACACCTGCTGAAATGGACACAATGTTAGATATGGGCTTTGTGTTTGCACAAGACAATGATACAGAAAATATCCCTGATAAACCTGTAGAGGAAATTGAAGAATGAACTACGCATATATTGGTTGGTGTAACCAAGAGAACCATGATAAAGTATGGGGCATCATTCTGTTGCGTGAACATGAGGCCTCACATCTTAAATTTCATCCTTTTCCAAACTATAAACCTGCATACAATGAATACCTATCATTTTGGGGCCGGCGTGGTGCCAAATTACAGACAAAGATGTTTAGTGCATCAATTTGGGAAGCAGAAGATATGTTTCGCAAAAAAGAAAATAAAGGATATGTGAATATTCCTAAATCAAGATTGGATGAGGTATACCCAAACTTTCAAACTGATTTGGAAAAGACTGCAATGTGGGCAATGTTGAAATTGTAATGTCAACGGAACTGGATCCCGAGACGTTATATATGTACCCCCTAAGGAGTTTAACATGTCCCGTGAAATAATCATGCAAGTAAAAGAAATGGTAGAACGAAATCTCAATATGCATGAAATTGCCCAAAGAATGCACGTAGATGTATCAGTAGTAAAAAGTGCCCTAAAACTCATCAACAACATGTTAACCTAAATAATTGACTTTAATTAGGTTTCATGTTATCATCATAATATGATTAAACTAAACTTTTCAATTGATTATCCCTTCACTAGTACGTCATTCAATCATATTTTTAATTACGTTTGTGGTACGCCCTTCAAACACAAATATTTTGAATTTGAAGTATTTCAAGACTGTGAAAATCTATTTCATTTTAAATTTGATTGGCGCAGAAAATGTGACCATGCAGGTGTTAGACTAGAATTAGGTTTGTTTGGATATGAAATCATGTTTTCTTTATATGATAATAGACATTGGGATTATGCAAACAATTGCTGGATTGAATGTTGACAAGGATACATGATGTATAGTTTTCCAGGACCCAACAGAACAAGTAGTTTGATATTACCTATCGTTGTATTATTGGGTGTAATATTTATTGGACGATTTGTTTGGGGGTTGATAACCAATGACTACTATGATAGTGAAACTATTGTAGTTGAATTTCATTGCCCGACTGTTTTATCAATGAAAGAAAACTATCCCACTTTTGTAATTGTGGAGTGTAAAAAATTATATGAAAGATAAAGAACAAATTATCACTGACATGTGTTATACATATAGGCATGATTATGGGTTGCGTAAAGAAGATGGCGAACCAAATTGGACAGCAGGTATAACTGAGCAGGATGCCAAAATGCTTTACAAAACAATGGAACAGATATACAATAACAACATCGAACCTATTATTGAACACTACAAAGGACAAGAAAATGCACTTAAGTCAAATAAATGAACTAACAAATCACCGTATTACTGAAGGTAGTGAATATGGTTGGAGCTGTTATCCTGACGCAAGATATTTAAGTTACGAAAGTGAGTTTGCCTATGTGTCTGTGCTTTACAGTACTGAGACACAGGAAATCTATGAGGCAGATGTGTCCGTCAAAGTAGATAATTGGTTTGATGAAGATAAAGAGATGAGACCTTATCGTTGGTTGAATCCTAAATTCAAAGATGCTATGATATCTGAGGCTAAGACACGCAAAGTCAAATGGCGTAAGGCTTGGGACGATGTTAAGTGGATTGATTTAGAAGTTGAGGAAGATTTCCTAGAAAAAGCCAAAGCAATTTTCAATGGTGAAACATATGACAAGCGTGTTCAAGTTCCTATTGAATTGGAAGATGATGTTATGTTACAATTGTGCATGGAAGCACATAAACATGATATTACACTTAACAAAATGGTTGAGAAAGTATTACTTGAAGTAATAAAAACACATGATTAATTTTTTACATGATACCTTTGATTGGATAAAAAGTGATTACAAAACTAACAAATTTAGATTCTGTGTTGAAGTTGTTGCTTGGGGTATTAGCATTGGGTGTGCTATCACAATGGCTGCAACAGTTCCAAATCCACCTTTACTGGCACTTTATCCTGTTTGGATTACAGGGTGTGCTATGTACGCTTGGGCTAGTTATACTCGCCGATCGTTTGGTATGCTTGGGAACTACCTCTTGCTCACAACGATAGATTCAATTGGTTTAATTCGCATGTTAACATAAGGAAAAAAAATGTCAAAGAAACACACAGTATACCTACAAGAAGATCCTGATACAGGTGACTTGATTCTTCCGTTCCCGGAGGGATTTTGTGATGAATTAGGTTGGGAGATCGGTGATACACTTAAATTTAAAACACACAAAGACGGGAGTTTTACCTTGACTAAGAAAGAAAAGAAAGATACACAATGGGTTCTTGTTGAATGTGTCAGTACATTCCGTGAACGTTATATGGTTGAAGTTCCTGTTGGTATTGATAAGTACGGGAAGAACAAAACTGATTGGGCATTAGATACTGTTACAATGAACGAGGCAAAAGAGTTTAGTCAAGAGCATATTGGTGAACAGATTGTTAGTCATCGTATTGTGTCTAAAGAGGAAGCATTGACATTGTGTGATGTTGACAATGACTATTGTAGTTCTTGGGATGAAGAATTAAAAATCAAAAACTTTTTCACAACCTGGGAAGAACAAGAAGATGAATCCGACAATTGATTGGAAAGAAGAAGACTGGATTGAGTTTGAATCTTGGTTGCGTGGTATGTTGGGTACTGATACAGTTACAGTTACCTTCACTAAAAAGGATGGTACTGAACGTGTAATGAATTGCACAACCAATCCTGACGTTGTTCCTAAAATTGAAATCAAAGAAGGTGCAACACCTAGGAAACAGTCAGAAACTACAGTGCGTGTGTTTGATACAGACATTAAAGAGTGGCGCAGTTTTACTACCAAATCTATCAAACAAATAAACATTACTCTTGGAGTCTAAGATGATTCGGTATGATGAAACTGCACAGGTCAAATGCGTAGACAATGGACAAACGGTAACGGCCGATGTACTTGAATTCAAACCTCAAGTACTGTTAAGCATTAGCCTGAATAAAAGTATCAAAGTGATACTGAAATACTCTGCTAATAGTGATGAATATCAGGGTGAATTGTATGGTAGAACTTTTGTTTCGAAAGGACCAAAAGGTACACACTACAGTACAGGCCGCTCTGGTTGACAATAAATAAGGGTTCTGCTATACTAAAGGCTATGAAAAAAGAACTCTTATCTTTCAAAATTGAACAGCCCAAACACAGGGCCCATCGTGTATTGTTTCAAGAAAATACACCGTTCAAACCCAAGGTTGTGCAAAGCAAAATTGCATATCGCCGCACACCAAAACATAAAAAGAGTGAGTACTAACATGGAAGTCCTGCTTTGTAAGGATTGTAAGTTTATCAGTCAAATCCCGTTACTTAACAAAGTAATACGAAATGATTATGAGCATACTTGCACACATCCAGATTCTTTGACAGAACCAACCCCCGATTACGTACTAGGCCGCTCTAGGACCAGTTATTTGAAGACCTGTGAACAATCACGCATGTACGGCGAAAAGTGCGGGATATCTGCTAGAAACTATACTACCAAAGAGTAACATAAAGTATTCATTTTTCAGTTGACAGTAAATCATTTCGGGTATATAATACTTGTATCAACAGTAAGGAATCGATATGAAATTCACTTTGATTGCAGGTAACGGTAAAGTACTCACTTTCTTCATCCGTGCAGTTGCGGAAACTTATCAAAATGCTTACGGTGGAATCATTGTCACAGACCAAGTTTTGGTTGACAATAAATCCAAAGTTTGATATACTACGTGTATTGATTGATTAACTCAAAGGAAAGACAAATGGAAAAATTCTCAGCAATTCAGCAAGTTAATTCTGCTATCATGTTCGGTAACTTTACCAATGATGAACTGAATAGCATTGGTGATGCCATCAAGTTTGCCCGTGCTAACATTGCAAAGCAGAACAAACGTGCCATGAACGTTGGTACTGTTGTCAAATTCAAAAATAGTCGCAATGGTATGATTGTGACCGGTACTGTGAAAAAAGTAAATCAAAAGTACATCCTGGTGAGTGAGCAAAAGTCAAGTAGCTTGATTGGCACGACCTGGAGAGTCCCAGCTAGCATGTTGGAAGTTGCGTAAAAAG